CCAGCCGTAAGTGCCTTTGAAATTCCTGCGTTTTGTGCAATTTCAACACCCATTTTTGCCGCAAGTGATTTTGCTATTGACTGTGAAATTGACGTTGCAATGCCCTTTAAAATATTTTTAGCAATTTCCAGTTTGAAATATTTCTTTAAAAGTACTGCTCCAATTATGATTGCTACTGTTTTTAGTTCAACATCACCAATTAATGTTGCTATTCCCTCAAGCACTTTTGACCATTTGATATTTTTTATAGCTGTTTTGATTGTGTCATAAATGCCTTGAACCCACTTATTGATAGCTTTTGCGGTTGAAGCAAAATCAAACGTTTCAAAAAATTGATTTATCCCGGTTGCAATAGAAAATCCTAAGTTTTCCCAGTCAAACGTTTCCCCAAACGATAAAGCCGTATACACAGCAGTATTTAATGCTCCTGCAATAGTTCTGTCGACAGCACCGAATAATTCCGGTGAGATAAGCCCGTTGAGGAAATCAGCAAGGCCTTTACCAAAATTTCTAGCACCGGCATACACGCTGTCCCAGTCAATGCTATTCAGCGTATCTGTAAGCGTATTGCCTATATACTCGCCTAACTCGCGTAAATTTTTAATTTGACTTTTATAGTCTTTCCAAATGGTATCGACTTTCACAAGGCCGCCGCTTGCTCCGTCTGCGCTTGCCGCTCCTGTACCGCTACCCTTTTTGCCATTTCCACCGCTTGAATCCGGTGTTGTAATCAGTTTTAATTCATCAAACTGTCTTACACCCTTATTCAGCTTCTCAACGTTTTTAGCGGCGTTTCCGGTGCTGTCTGCTATATCATCGGCGCTGTCCGCAGCGTCCGACCAATCATCGGCAATGCCTTTGTTAGTAACTTCAAATTTCCAACCAAAAATTGCACCTAAGGCATTTGTTACCGTTTCAGCGAAATTAATAACCTGTGTCATTGCGAAATTTAATCCGCTTAAAAACGGCTTAAACGCATTAATCAACGATGTACCTATAATTCCTGCCAGTTCTTGAAATGATTGCTTTAAAATGACCGTTTGATTGTGCCATGTATCGGCAGTTTTTGCAAAGTCGCCTTGCGCTGCCACCGTATTTGCCATAACATATTTGTATCGCAACATGGTTTTTTCAGCCTGTGTCATGGAACTGATATTAGCGTCAAGTCCGTTTTTTAAAGCCCACTCTTTTAACGTTGCTTGTGTCAAATCAAGTCCATATTTTCTTAATGGCTCTGTTTCGCCTGTGAAAATTGCTTGAAGATTTCTCGCAACGTCTGACTGTTCCATATCGTAAAACGAAGCCATATCTGCCGTCAGCTTTGTCAGTTCAATGGACATATCAGCCATTTTCTTTTGAGAAAAGCCCATAGCGACACCCATAGCTTGAAAACGGCTTGAATACTGCTTTACGGACAGTTCTGACATACCAAAATCCTGTATAGATGTTTTTGCCATGTCGTTTACAAGGTTTTCATAATTTCCGAAAGTGGTACGTACAACGTTTTCAACTTCTATGAGTGATGAAGCTATATCAATCGAATCTCCCAGTTTACTGATTCCTCTAAAAACAAGCCAGTATGAAGCGTATAATTTACCAAATGCGGAAGCCAGCGACCAACTGCTTTTAGTTGCCGAATTTGCAGAAGATGAAACATTCAAAAAGTTTTTGCTTAATGACGTCGCCGCTCTGCCGCTTGAAGCCCCTGTGCGGCTTAAATTCGCAAGCGCATTAGTCATATCAATAAGATTTTGACTTACCTGTGGTGCTTTTGACAGTTCTTGCATAAGCTGTTTCATCGCGCTTGAAAGCTTCGGTATATTGTCAATAGCTTTTGCGGCACTGGCATATCCTAACTGCTTGATTCCTGTCACAAGTTCCGTAATCTGCTTTGTTGCTTCATTGGTTGCCTGCATGGAATTAAAGGACTTGCCTAAGTACGTCATTGCCGTAGAAGCCTTGTTTATTGCGGCAGTGTCAATGCTTGAAATTTTTTTCATGCCCTCCGACAGGCGTGTAAAATCCGCCTTACTTACGTTTTTCATTCCTTGCATTGCGTCTGTAATATTTTTTACGCCATTTGAAAAATTTGAAAAATTAACGTTATTAATAACGCCCAAAGAACTTGATAAATTTTTTAAATTTTCAACCAATTTATCCAGTGCATTGTTTGCGTCTGTTGCATTTGCTTTTATTGTAAGCTTTAAGCTGTCCAGTTCATTATCTGCCACGTCCTCACCACCTTTAGCGCAAAAATAAAGGTGGTAGCAATTCGCATGCTACCACCTATGACGGACTTAATATGCTGCCCTCTTTTTCCAGCATTTTGATTCTTTGTTGCATTTCAAACATTGCAACATCCTCATTACTTTCTTTTGATTTTGGTTTACTTTCTTCTTCAAGTAAAATTGAAACTGGTTTTTTGATGTACTCCGACCTTGCCTTTTTACCGTTTAAGCAACGGTCTATCGCATAAATAAGGGCAGATATTCCATATGTACCGGCGAAGTGCCACATATCGCTATCCTGTTCTTTTCTTTTCAACTCATGTCCTTTTATGCAGTATCCTAACTGTGCCGGTGTCATGTGCTTAAACTCATCTATGTGTATCCCGATTGAAAAGGCTGTCGGAAAATAGTCTTCCCAAATTATTTTATGCCAGTTAATTTCAGATTTTTTTATGCTGTCTGTGCTGTCGCTTCCGGTGCTGTCCCGTACATCTGCTGAATCATGTCGTTCAGCCCCGACAGGTCGAAAAAACCATCTGTTTCCATGCAATTTCTCAATTCGTCATACAGTTTTTTGTACGAAAGCTTATTTTCTTTCATATAATCCCTCATGACTGTTTTTGCTTCTTCATGTGAAAGTGGATTATTTTCTAATAAGCCGGCATAAAAAGCAGTAACGCAAATATCTGCTGTATCGCCAATCATATTTGCTGTGCCGTTGATAATATCCTTAGTAGTAGGATTCTGCATATCCTTTGATTCTTCGACAACGTAAGCACCGCTGAGGACCTTAAACATTTTCTGCACGATGTCTTTATACTCTGCCGCTTCAAAAGAAAACTCTAATTTATATTCGTTACTGTTTACTGTAATTGTTTTCATATTCATTACCTGTCCTTTTCACTTTATATAGGACAGGGACGGCATTTCTGCCGCCCTGCCATATTATTTACTAACTATCAAATTACTACGGCTGTTTTTGTATCCTCGTCAGTCGCAACAGCCTTATTTGTTTTTCCGGACTGACTTACGATTTTTTTGATAATGTAATTGATGTCGGATAACCGTTCTCATCTTCTGTTACCGCAACGTCATAGTCTTTATGAATCCAACGCGGCACTGTTGAAATAGCAATGTTGCAAGTACCTGTTAAATGGTCGTCTGTAGCTTCGTCCGGCGCGAATGATTCAGAGCCGATAAAACCACAAATGCCCTCTTTACCTTTGCCGTCTGTGCCATAAAGAACAACAATGTCTAACTTTTCGTCTTCAATCTCAACTAAATTGTCAAGATATTCGCGTTCAAATGCACCGCTTACAGCCATTGAACCCGCCGCGCGTCTTCCAGGTTCTTGCGTTTCGACTAAATCTTCAAGCGTAGACGTATCAACCATGTTGCGCTCACCTACCGGTGACGGAATACTTTTTGCTCTAATCAACAGGTTGTATGTGCCAGCCCAGTAATCGCTTTCGTTGCTTTCTTTGGTCTTTTTCCTGTAAATAATTCTACTTTTTAAACCTGTAGCCATGTTTACCTCCTAAAAAATTGCATAAAAATAAGAGCCTTTCGGCTCTTTGTAAATTGCTATAAAATGTCATTCCACCCAAATTTGCGCTTTGCACGGAAAGTTGCTGTCCACAGATTTCCCTCTTTTCGTACAAACGGCATGGGCTTTATCTTAAACAATCGTTTCTTGTACAAATCCGCTATAACATTGGATACTTGCAATGCCTCGCTTCTGCTTCGGTTTGTTGTTACTGTTACCTGTGCTGTAAAGTCTACAGTATTAATTCTGTCAGCTTCTAAATCACTGTTTGTTTCAGTCGGTTCAACAGACTGTATTAACACCGTCGGAAACACCGGCGTATCGTTTGATTCTTCATCTGCTGTAATGCTAATATCCGGGTAATTATCTTCAAGAATTGCCAATGCCTTTTTCTTGATTATCGAAAATACATTTGTTTCTAAATCAAAAGCCCACTGATTATCAATCATTATCCGAACACCTTCTTTACAACATTTTTGTAGTCCTCAATTATCTTTTGCTCTGCTTTCAATACTGGCATAGTAGCTTTTACACCTCTTGTAAGCACAAGTTGGTTATTTTCATCGTAATAGCCCCAAACCTTTTTTTGTCCGTTGCCTTTGCCATACGAACCGATTAAAAATCCAAATTCTTCTCCTTTGGGGTGCGGACTTGCACCGGCGGCGCCGTTATAATATACGCCTGCGCCAAACTCGATAAATAACAGTTCTTTCCCCTGTACAATCAGTTTTGCTTCTGCCGTACTACCATTGGAATTAAGTTCTACGTAAGCATTGTGTGACGTGTCAGAACCGCTTCTTATTTTGCCGTCAAACGTATACTGCGCTTCTGTCATATTGGTATCAACTACGGCAATGCCTACATTAGCAAGTTCTTTCACGAATTTTCTAAGTTTACGTTGAAATCTTAATTGATACTGCTGTACTCGTTTTATTGCGTTTTCTACGGATTTTTGGGACAATGTTATAACTATTGGTCTTGTAGCCATGTGCTTACCTCACGTTTTTCTGTAAAAGAAATAAATCTGCCGTTAATCCCTCATCAGCGACACCCTTAACGATATAATCGCAACTGGTTTCATCAATGATTGTTTTATCCTTATCTTTGTACCTCACTTCTGACTTTTTCCAAACAAGCGAGCCAACATCTAACGGCAATTTGCCTTTGTCTTCCACAATTTGAACAAAATTCGTAGAATTATCTACACCAAATTCCTTTATCAGTGCTTCGCTTAATTTATTGCTTATTGAAGAATAAAAAACCACAGGCTTTTTATAACTTGTGGTATACTCTCCTGTTTCAACAGGGACCTCTTCACCGTCAACAATGATGTATTTTATTGAGCCGTCTTTATTCAGTTGGTATACCGGTGTTCTGCCGTCTTTAAGCGCGTAAATCATCTTTTGTTTATTAATGTCCAACATATCAATCTACGTTCTT